ACTTGCCAATAACTCAGCGGTATACAATGGCAAGCCAAATACAAGTCAATTTTTGACAGAATGGAAGAACCTATATGACTCCAAGAGTGGTGAAAGAGGCATTTTCAACCTTGCGTCAGTCCGTAAGCATGTTGATTCATTCGGCAGGCGAGACTCGACTAAGATCGCAGGAACAAACCCATGCGGAGAGATTCTACTCCGTGCAAACCAGTTCTGTAATCTAACAGAAGTTGTTATCCGTGAGAATGACGACACCAAGAGCATTCTCCGTAAGGTTCGCCTTGCAACAATCCTTGGTACATGGCAGTCAAGCTTGACAGACTTCAAGTACATTCGCAAGATTTGGAAGACCAATTCTGAGGAAGAGCGCCTTCTTGGTGTTTCCTTTACTGGCATCTTCGGCAACACGTTTATGTCTACCCCCTCAACAGAGCTTGCAGACTTCCTTGATGTTGCTAGGGAATACTCCGTTTCTGTGAATGCAGATTGGGCTGTATCCTTCGGGATCAATCCTTCAACAGCGATCACATGCGTAAAGCCTAGCGGTACTGTTAGTCAGCTAACGGGTGTTTCCAGCGGCATCCATCCATGGTACTCACCCTACTACTTGCGTACGGTTAGAGCAGACAACAAAGACCCGCTCACCAAGCTTATGAAGGACGAAGGCATTCCTTGGGAAGCTGACGTAATGAAGCCAGATGCCACCACGGTATTCTACTTCCCAACAAAGGCTCCCGAAGGTGTCAAGTACACAAACGACTTGACTGCCATCGAACACCTTGAAATCTGGAAGCTTTACCGTGAGCACTGGACAGAGCACAACCCTTCTGTGACAATCAACGTCAAGGAAGATGAGTGGACTGGTGTTGGCGCTTGGGTATTCAATAACTTCAACAGCATCGGTGGAGTAAGCTTCCTGCCAGCTTCTGAGCATTCATACAAGCAGGCTCCATATCAGGAAGTCTCCAAGGATGAATACGAAGCTTGGTTGAAGAAAATGCCTTCCGAAGTAAACTGGGGATTGCTTCCATTGTACGAATTGGAAGATGGAACAACGGGAACTCAGGAATTGGCATGTATGGCTGGTGCTTGTGACGTGGCTGACCTAGTATCAGCCTGATATACTGTCTATGTGAACAGCCTTTATTCAGACAGAGTTTTCGGAGAGCACCCAATTGGTTTGTGGTCATTTTGTGATGACGCAACTTACTTGTCTGCAATCTCTTCAGCAAACCAGAATCTAACAACATGGAATACTGTTCCTAGCACTTACCCACCTGAGCTATACATGGGATTTGTTAGGGACAGTATTCCTGCAACACCCAATCAAGTTAATACTTATTCCATCAAGGGAATGCCATTTGTCGTTCATGTAAGTGGAGAAGCTGACACTTACGCAATTGAAGTTAATAAGGCAGCGGTAGTGAATACTGCCAATCTTTCCTATGAAACAGTAGTTGACCCAGATACTCTTATAACCTCCACGGTAGGCACGTTCTCCGTGGGGTTTTTGGTTTATACCCCCAACCCTGTCAAATACTTCGAAGTGATTCCAATCAACGGTGGTGGATCAATTCCCAAGATTGGCTCATACATGGACGGTGCTAGTTCTGTTGATGTGTTCTTTGTTCCATCCAGAGTAACGGCAGAGTATGGCAAGTGGGTACAGGTGGTAGCAACATTCCCAGTGCCCGATGCTGGATACCGAAACAACTATGGAGTCAGGATTCGTGCGTACTACGAAGATGCTTATGCCGGTAATCAGCAGACCGCTCTTATCAGTGGTATCTCTATTGGGCAGGATACTGGTACTGGACTAATTGTTGACTACGGAAGCTTGGCAATGTCGCCTAGCGTAACTACTGGATTGCAGCACTTTGGTATTGACACGGTAGTTCCAGTGAGTGAATATGGTTTTGGTATGGACTTTGCCTACATCGTTGCAAAGAACAACAAGCTTCTCGCACACGCCATGGGAGTACCGCTAGTCTTCGGTGACAACCGATCTACCCATCTCATCTCTGGTGATACTTTGCCGTCACTTGTAGTGCCCGGTAAGGGTTTACTGAATGCGAAGGGCAGAGGAAAGGAACTCACCCTAGAATTCTGGGGTAGAGTAAAGAACTCCAAGCACATTACAACAAGACTGGTAGGACCACTATCGAACAACGATGGTCTCTATCTTGCAGACACGGCATTTGTGCTCGCTGTCGGTGACTCCTACAAGATGTACGACTCAATGACAACATCAAAGCCAAGCCTGTTTCATATCAGTCTGGACGGTACCTCTGCAACGCTTCTTATCGATGGTGATGAGGTTGCTCGTGTTTTGCTCAACGGTACCTTCCCGTACAACTATAACTACAACACAGACTGGATCGGCTTCTTCATGGACACAGACCTAGACGTGTTTGAGGTAGGACCAATCTCTGTCTATCCATATGTAGTATCATCTGCTGTTGCTAAGCGCAGGTACGTGTGGGGGCAGGGAGTACAGAACCTTGGTGGTGGAGACTCAGCCATATTCCAAATGGATTCAGCGACATACTCAAGGTCCGTAGGAGTTCCACTAACCACTATGTACGAAGGCAGGCCATACCTTGACTAGTTTTCTAGACAGGACAGTTACTCTCACAGAAACCTATCTCCTAGGATCGGTACCACTTTCGTCAATTGCCAATGTGGCGATTGATCGTGGAGGTAGAGATGTAAGCTCTTTGGACTTTTTCCAAGTTGTTGTAAACAATACTTCGGCACATGTTTCTACATATGTGTCATTCAGAAGGGTTACCGAAGGTGGTATCCAATACCCATTCGCTGTTGCCCCAGAGCCAATAAACCTTGACCTCATTGAAGTGAGCGGTACGGATAAGGTATACCGAGTACAGAACGGTACAGTAATCAAGACCACCTTCAAGTACCCACATCTATATATTGCAGACATTCACGTAGTTGTTATGCAAGATGCCGATCTTTCCAAGATAGTCCCATCAGTGAGACTTGTTTCCGTAAACCATAGCGACGATACTTTTCATGCTCTCGGAACAAAGGGAGTTCTTAGTGCTGAGCCATATGCCAAGGTTGGGCAATACTACTCTAGGGTGGGGTCGTCTCCTTACCGAATGGGTAATTCCGATGGGGCTATTCTTGCGTTGGCAGCAGATTCGGGTATCACAATGCTCGACGGCAGCGTATCCATCTTTGGCAGAAAGATGCCAACATTCATGGGTGTGCAGGTATGGCTCAAGTATGAGGGTGGAGATAGTCAGATCATTATTGGTGCTGGCGAGCAGTCCGCATCATTCGCAATCCAGTCATCAGGCGATAGGGCTACCTTCGCAACAGGCGACTCCACAATTGAGTCAGAGTTCCTTATGTATCAGGACGGTAGAGTTGTAAGAACACCAACGTTGTTCAAGGGGGTATGGACCTCCGTAGGTATCGCCCTAGATACACCGATTGCATCAAGCGCATTCTACCCAGAACTAATTCTTGGTACTGGCATCATGGCAAAGAACGTGATCATGTATGGTGGAGATTCCCTTGAGAAGCTATTGAACTTCCGTACGTGGGCGCAGGTAGCAGCAAGTCCAGAATTCCCCGCAGGTATTGAGTGGGCAGCTTGGGCAACAGATACTTGGCAGGGAGTCCTTACATTGTCTGGCAAGGTTCCATCAATGGACATTGGTGCTCAGTATCTTGGAACAATCGGTTCAAACAGGTACGTTGTGGGTGAAGATGAGGGTGCAGAAACGAAGTCTCTATACATTATCGATAGTGGAGTTTCAATTAGCTCCAAGGATATTGCTGATGTGTTGGAGGAAAGAGTTGTTGTAAGCACACCAACATGGTCAACACTTGGTTCATATTCGGCCTAATGTGCTACAATATGGTACATGGATGGTATTAACGGTAAGCATAAGACGACAGTAGTTCCCAAGATGTATGATTGGGGACTTTTCTTTTGGAGACTCCCAAGTGGACACCTATTTGGTGACGGCAACGGTAACCTATTAAATGTGCAGGCAGACTCAAAGTTTGACTTTGAAGCTATCGGAAAGATCAAGCGTGCAGCCGCACATTACGGACAGCCAGATGGTAAGCCTTGGTTCCAGCCCGGTCTTAAGCGTGCAACCGACGACGAGTATTCGGAACAAAAGGAAAGGTTCCTCAATGGGGAAGTCCTTTTGAATGACCTAGGTGCTGTCCACGCAGCACAGCAAGGACTCAAGAATGAACGAAGATGACGACACTCCTACTTGGGAGCAGCCAGTATTTGTCAAGAGTGGACCAGTAGATTACAAGGTCAGTCCTTATGACAATATGGACCCATTCGATAAGTCTTGGGATACACTAAAGTCCCTCAATGGACTTGACAAGAACTTCGTTCGTAGAACTACACGTAAGGCTCTTGGACAGCCAGTAACCGAAGAGTACGAACGTCAATCAGGAATGAATCCTCAGGGAACCGGGGCAGAGTCAAAGCAGATCAATCCCGGCAAGGTAAACTATGTCAATGGATATGGTGCCTTCGATGTTATCAATCCACCCTACAACCTATACGTATTGAGCGGATTCTTCGACACATCTTTCTCCAACCACTCCGCTATTATCTCCAAGGTAACAGCTTCCGTTGGCATGGGCTATACCCTTAACCTTACGCGCAAGGCGCTACAAAGTCTACAGAACAAGGACAGCGAAAAGCAGGATGCCGCCGGTAAGAAGCTTGATAAGGTAAAGGTTGACGTTACCGACTGGATTGAAGGTCTCAATGACCAAGACGGATTCACCGACACCATGAAGAAGGTAGTGACAGACTATGAGGCAACAGGAAACGGTTATCTCGAAATTGGTAGGACTACGGCAGGACGCATTGCATATGTTGGTCATATTCCTTCCACATCCATTAGAGTACGTCGTCTCAAGGATGGTTACGTTCAGATCATTGGACAAAAGGTTGTCTATTTCCGAAACTTCGGTGCCAAGAATCCTGACCCTCTTGGACTTGACCCTAAGCCCAATGAAATAATCCACTTTATGATGTACTCACCACTGAACACCTATTACGGTGTGCCAGACATTGTGTCGGCGGCAACGTCAGTGGTTGGAGACCAGCAGGCAGAGCAGTACAACCTTGAATACTTCGAAAACAAGGCGGTACCTCGCTACATCATTACCCTAAAGGGTGCAAAGCTAAGTCCAGAATCAGAAGACAAGCTGTTCAGGTTCTTGCAGACTAACCTTAAGGGACAGAACCACCGTACGCTTTACGTGCCATTGCCTCCTGACTCAGAAGGTAACAAGGTTGAATTTAAGATGGAGCCTGTAGAGAACAAGATTCAGGATGCATCATTCGACACGTACCGTAAGTCCAACCGTGAGAACATTCTGTTGGCGCATCAGGTTCCATTGTCCAAGCTTGGTGTTGGCGAGGGTAGCGGTGTTGCCGCAGCAGTGACACAGGATAGAACATTCCGTGACAATGTTGTGCGTCCATTGCAGCGTTACCTAGAGAAGATTGTTTCCAGATTCATCAGGGAAGCAAGCCAGCTTGTTGAGGTAAAGTTCAACGAGGCATCCATTGTTGACGAAACAGCACAGGCCAACATTCACGAGAAGTACCTTGTTAATGGAGTTGTCAAGCCTAATGAGGTTCGTCAGGAACTTGGTAAGCCACAGATTGATGGTCTTGATACTGAAAAGGCTGATCAGGCCAAGGAACAAATGCAAATGCAGCTTGACGCTACTGCTCAGCAGAATGATATGAAGATGCAGGCAGATGCAAAGGCCAAGCATGACGCCATAAGTAATGACAAGAAGGACCAGAACGCTTCCCAGAATGCTTCGGATTCACCAACTACTTCTACGGGCAGGAACCCAAAGGGTAGTGGCGCAAAGCAAGATGGTAAAAGTGCTTAAAGATAGTGTATAATTAGGACTAACATGATGAAATTCAATGAGACCTCAGGATCGATTGTTGACGGCAGGATTCAATTCTCCGTACCAATCTCCAAGATGGATGTTGATAAGCGTATGGTTCACGGGTTCGCAACCCTTGACAACATCGACCTCCAAGGTGACATTGTTCCGTTAGAGTCTTCAATTAGGGCTTTCGATAAGTTCCGTGGAAACATCAGAGAAATGCACGACTCGCTAAAGGCAGTCGGCAAGATGATGTCATTCCGTCCCGAACGCTATTACGATCCAAACACCGATACTGTGTACAACGGTATCTGGGTCTCCGTGTACGTTTCCAAGGGGGCAGAAGATACGTGGCAGAAGTGCCTTGACGGAACTCTTACTGGCTTCTCCATTGGTGGCGTAGTAACCGAGGTATACGACAGGATCGTAGAGAAGGGCATCTATAGGGTAATCGCTGATTACTTCCTTAATGAACTATCCCTAGTTGACAACCCTGCTAACCAGTTGGCAAGCATTATCTCCATTGAGAAGAACGCTGATGGTGGATACCTTTCCAAGACTGCCCCAGAGAACGTATTCTGGTGCAAGGCAGACAATACATTGCAGATCACTTCTTCTCCAACAACGTCATGCTTCAACTGCTCAACTCCTATGCAGAACATCGGATTCGTTGAATCCAATGACGCTGATAGAATGACTGTAGCAAAGAGTCTTTTGGCTAATGCAAAGAACGCTCCTACTATTGGAGACAACGTAGATTTCGATGAGGGCATCGGCCACATTGATTCCATTTTGACAAAGGGTCAGGTTAAGTTGGACAGTAGTGATGAACTACTAACAGCTACCGAAATTGACCCAGTTGCCGTTATTCAGGTTTTTGTTGAAAAGGATGATACAATGGTTTCGGTAAACCGTCGTATTGTCAAGAATATTTCTTCTTTGACAAAGACAAAGGAAAAGGAGGTTGAGAACATGGAAGATACTGACGTAACAATCGTGGAGGAAGTAATCGAAAAGGCCGCTGATGCAGTCGTAGTAGAGGAAGCAGTAGTTGAAGCACCAGCCGAAGAGGTTGTTGTTGAGGCTCCTGTAGAAGAGTCCACCGTTGTAGAAGAGGTTGTCGAGAAGGCAGAGGAAGCCGTCACGGAACCTGTTGAAGTAATTGTTGAAAAGCAATTCACAGACATTCAGAACATGCTCAAGGGTCTCACCGAGGCTTTGGTACCGATGGTGGAGATGCTTAAGTCTCTTGGTGCCAACACCCAATCAAACTCAGAGGCTATCGCTAAGATGGCATCCGATCTTGACGAGACAAAGGCAGGAGTCAGCGCCGTAAAGTCTGACACAGAAGTTTTCGGAGAACGTGTTGCTGCCGTGGAAGGCACAACCGCATTCCGTAAGTCCGCTGATCTTGGCGAGCAGCGTACGGAGCAGCCACAAGCTGCTACTAGCAAGTGGGGTGGGAGTTTCCTCGACACCGCCTATTACAACTGACAGATATACATAATTTTCAGGAGGTGAAAATGTCAGAGGAAGTTCTTACAAAGGCCGCAGAAGCTGGTGTATTCGCTGCCGGTGGTATTGGTGGAGTAACATCCCCAGCCGCAGGATCAGTGGGTAACGTAGCAGGAGGCTACTTCGGTAGCACCGCAGGTGCGAACGCCGTTAATCCATCTGGTATCGCTGGTGGAGGAATCCTACAGCCAGACCAGTCAAAGCAGTTCATTGACTACATTTGGGACGCAACATATCTTGCAAAGGATGGTCGTCACCTTACAATGAACGCTAACACCGCAGAAATCGAAAAGCTCAACGTAGGTGAGCGCGTGATTCGTCAGGCAAATCAGGCTGACGGCACATACGAAAACGCAGGTGCAGAGTTCACAAAGATCGAAATTACCACAAAGAAGATTCGTCTTGACTGGGAAATCGCTCGTGAGACTCTAGAAGACAACATCGAGAAGGACGCACTTGAGGATCGTATTGTTCGCAATATGACAGCCGCTCTTGCTAACGATATCGAAGACTTGGCAATCAACGGTCTTGGTACCGGTGCTGACAAGTTCCTAAAGATCATGCCGGGATTCATTGCTCAGGCAGACGCAGCAGGCTCTGGCTCTCACGAGACAGCCGTTACTGTTGCTGGTGGAGCATGGACCCCAGAGGTCATCCAGCAGATCATCAACACAATGCCACGTAAGTACCGTGCATTGAAGAGTGGTTTGAAGTTCTACGCAGGAACAAACACATTTGCAGACGTTGTGAAGAACAACGGTACACTTGCCAATGCAGTTTGGACTGACGGCAACAAGCAGACATACCTTGATGGTGTGGGTCAGGTTATCGGTGGTCTCAAGACTACTCGTGTACTTGGCGTAAGTCTTGCTGAGGTTCCTTACTTCCCAGAAGGACGTATTGAACTAACATTCCCACAGAACCGCGTGTGGGGATTCCAGCGCGACGTGCAGGTACTTCGTGAGTACCGTAACAAGAAGGACACAATCGAGTACACCGTATACGTACGTTTCGGACTCGCTTGGGAAGAGCTTGACGCACTAGCATTTGCTGATGCAGCCGCAGATATCTGATAGATAAGCTGTTGGAAGGGGGTAGGGAAACCTGCCCCCTTTCGCGTATTCTGGTACAATGTATCGAAGGAGGATTTATGACTAATGAAACTATTGAAGAGACTGCTCCACATGAAGATGGAGAAGGTGCAATCGTTATGGGACGTACTGGAATTACCACCAAGTCCCCAAAGAAGCCTAGAAAGGTTGCCCCAAAGCCAGTAGAGTCTGACAAGGCACTGCTCTATTCCGCAGGGAACATCACATTCCCCGGTGTTGGAGAAATCAAGTACGGATTCACCGTTGTCTCCAAGGAAGCGGCAGCTAAGTGGCTAACACTTAAGAAGGTCCGTGAAGCAACCGTTGAGGAAGTAAAGGAATTCTACGGAGTATGATCATTTACAGGGTGCCACCATTTCCACCATTCAGGACAATCGCTGTTCCTGTTGTGGATCACGAATACGATTGGGTGATTAGCGATGAGTTCGGTGAAGAGCTATCCACTGGAACCGCTACTTCGGACAGTGATGGCATTCTGAGCTTTCATTCCCCAAGTATAAGGTATGACGCTGACTATGTTCTAGAAGTCACGGACGCAGGAGAAACGGTACTCATTGAGCCACTATTTGTCATTCGTCCCTATGGTGCACTTCCAGTAACAGAAGAAGAGAAGAGAGTTGAGTCTATTAGTCGTGCAATCATTGATTCTACGACAAATGGATTCTATTACACACTAGCCACATTTGAAACTGAGGGGAGTGGGTCCGATTATCTTCCTATCCCAAGTAGGATCAATAAGCTCACACGAGTTTGGGAGAACGGTGAGCTTGTCTTCACAAACGGAAATGTAGAGAACACAAAGTCATTCGCAGTATCCAAGGACAGATCATCTGTCGTATTGGTTGGAGAAGACAGCTTTGATTCTGGCAAGCCAATCAAGGTTACCTACGCAGGGTCAGATTCATTCGGTGGATTCAATGGCAGCGGTGGAGCATTCCCACAGGGATCAGACTATGTTGTCGAATATGAATCAGGATATCTTGTTGTGCCCAATGAGGTCATGCAGGCAGCAGCTTTACTCGCCGCTGACGTTGGTGACGAAGATGAGTATCTAAAGCGATACATCAGCGAGTACGACACAGACCAGTACAAGGTAAAGTATTCCGCACGAGTTTTCGGGGGTACAGGAAACAAGACAGTAGATCAGCTATTGAAGAAGTTCAGGGATTACACCGTTAGGGCAGGACTCCTGTAATGTACCCAATGCTGGCAGACGTGTATTACGCAGAACAGGTTCAGAAGCCTTCGGGTGAAATGAAGAATACGTGGACCTTTGATCGTACGGTGAAGTGTGAACTCAAGACTGGTTCATTCAACACCGAGATGCGTTATGCCACCCAGACATTCGATGAGTTCTTTACGTTGCCTACAGTTCTGTATGGAAGATTCAAGGACGACATTCAGTCTGCCAGTGATGGTAGTCAGCACATGACAACAGAAATTCTTGTGACAAATGTTCGCACGAACAAGCCGGGGGACGCAGGAAAGCTTCTATTCACAGAACCAAATGATGCAGAAGACGACCAAGTACCAATCCTTTATGAGCTTCGTAGCCTCAGCCCTTTCATCAATATGTGGGGACGTGCAGAACATTACAAGACGCAGCTAATGCGTAGCGACAATCAGGAAGCTCTTGTATGACAGCAGTGACCTTCAACTTTACAGACCTAGTAACAAAGCTTGAGAGTGCTGTCCAGTACAGCATGGGTTTTGTTGCGGCTGTGGAGCAAGAGCGTCTGTCATTCAACACAAAGTTGGGCGAAGTCATCAAGACTATGCTTGAGCGCTACATTGACTCTCAAGCTAGTTTGTCACCTGAACGTCTTCACCACATGTATGAGTGGGGACAGGCAGGCGATCCTAGTGCGAGGCTGTTCGATTTCAATATGGTTGCTACGGTAACCCACATCACGCTTGACGGCAGCTTCCGTCAATCGACCTCCATCCCACCTTCCGGTGGTCCTCCCTTTGAGAACAAGGCGTCGGTCATGGAAAGTGGTGCCAGCATCACGATCACTCCCAAGGACAGCGGTGTCATTGCGTTCGACGTTGACGGTGAAACTGTGTTCACGAGTTCAGAGGTTTTCATTGAGCATCCCGGTGGTCCAGAAGTATCAGGAGCATTCAGGGAAACGGTAGAAGGATTCTTGCGAGGGTATGCCAAGTCAGAAGTTATTCTTCCAATTTTCAGGAGCATGGCAACTCCACAAGAATTCAAGCGCTACTTCCCATCAGGGGTAAAGGGTGGCGGGTACGCAACAGGACTAATTGCCGGTAGAGAGTATATGCGAATTAAGGGTGGCCTAAATGTTGAGTGAAACTATTGAACCTATTCATGTAGTTAACCGTTATCTGTGGGATGAACTAAAGAAGAGAATGTCCCCAACAGAAATCACGAAGTACAACTATGGAAACATCATGCCAATCTTCCCCGTCAATGACTCAACCTCAGGTGATGCCAAGTGGATTAACCGTCCATACTTCGTTTACACCCAAGCGTTCAGGGTAACCCATGGATTGCACGTACTTAAGAAGGCTACCTTCGTTTATAGCCTCAAGTCAAACGTCAATGACTTCATGGGCTGGGCGTCTGCTCTTCAAGACATTCTTGACCGTCAGGACGATGCGGCAGCAGATATCAACGAATACAATTGGAGCCTAGGGAATGGCTCATTGTACTGTCCAGTAATCTTCCATTCATTCCGTGTTTATCAGAATGAGCCAGCTAAGCCAAGCAGTTCTGTGTCCACTCCCTCCGTGTCAGCAACATTTATGGTGGTAGCCGAATACCATTTAGTATAAAACCGATGGTATACTTCTAATTGAGGAAACGCCCATAAACTTTATACAGAAAGAGGTGAACACATGGCTTATACCCGTGGAGACTCCAAGCAGATCATCGTCGGTGCCGCAGCGCTGTTCATGTTCAAGGCAGGCGCAATGGCCGCTGCCGATCTTCCAGTTTGGGTCGTAGCAACAAAGGCAGTAGAAACACTATCTGCCGCAGTAACATTCCGTAACCTTGGTTACACGACCAACGGTATTGAACTATCAATCCAGCCTGACTTCGGTGAAGTCAAGGTTGACCAACAGCTTGACGTTGCACGTCTATTCAAGCAGTCCATGCAGGTTTCTATGAAGACAACTCTTTCAGAAGCAACCTTGGACAACTTGGTACTTGCAATTTCTGCACCAGCCGCAGACCTTGTAGCAGGAACTTTGACATTGAACTCCGGTGCTCTTGGTGACGCTCCAGTCGAAAAGGGCTTGGTTGCCGTTGGACCTTCTGTTGCCGCAGCACCAACAGAGCGTATCTACATGGCTTACCGTGGAATGACCGTTGATAGCGTATCTATCAACGCAAAGCGCGACGAAGCTTCTCAGTTCGATTGCAACTTCCGTTTGCTTCCTGACAACACAGGTGCATACGGAAAGATTATCGACAGAGTAATTGGCTGATCGATAGAATAGCTGAATACGGTGGGTCGGTCCTTCGGGACCGGCCCATTGTGCTATACTTTTGCTATTCAGCTATTTGAAAGGAAACCATGGCTACAAGTGTGTATGAAACCGAAACCCTAGAACTAGGAGACGGCGTAACGATTGAGATGCGACCACTTAAGATCGCAGGACTACGAAAGTTCATGAAAGAGTTTGCTAAGCTAGACGCAGTACAGGAAGACAACGACAAGTCATTCGACGTACTAACCGCATGTGTAGTGCTTGCACTCAAGCAGTGGAATGCAGAACTTGCAAACAAGGTGTGGATCGAAGACAACCTTGATATGAACAATTACTACGAAATGATCAAGGCAGCCGCAGGCATCGATATGCGTGCTGTGGGAAACGTGTAAGCGGCGGAACTAGTTGGGAAGACACCGACTTAGTTAAGTTGGAGTCGGAAGCGTTCCTGCTTGGAATCTGGAAGGACTATCAAGACCTAGAAGAGTCACTTTCCATGCAGGAGCTAACCGCAGTTCTCGTCGCTAAGCATGACGACGATTATCAAATGAAGAAATTCCAAGCGGCACTCAAGGGAGTAAACCTTGACGAGCAAAATGGCGTACAGGAAGAAGTAACCTTCGATTCCTACAGGGACAAGGTTCTAGAAAAGCACGGCCTAGCTGGTCAAAGCAACGACATTTTGTCGCTTCAAGGAGCAGCAGCAGAAAAGCTTGGATTCGGTATTGGTATGGGGCTGGATTACGAAATCATAGAATAGCCTATCTGATATAATCATTGATAGGAGAAATATGACACAGGACGTAACGGCTGGCATTGGTGTACAAATTGACTCAAGGTCTGCCCTTGATCAACTGAGAGCACTCCAAGTTGGAATTTCACAGTTTAATCAGTCTGTAATTGCGACAAACTCTTCGGCAGTAAAGAAGCAGCAAGAGCTTATTCGCACATTTGCTTCACAGGCAGAAGCAACTAAGGCATTCTCTACACACATCGCCAACGTAGAAACATCCGTTGGTAGCCTAGGTAAGACAATTGACAAGGGCAAGATGAGCCTTGGTCAATACTTTTCGTATGGTGCAGCAGCATCAGGTAAGTTCAACAACATTTTCTCCAAGCAGCACAAGGAGATTATGGGCCTTGCCGAAGATAGGGTCAAGCGTCTCAGTACACAATATGTAGCGCTTGGTGAATCTGCGAACGGTATGACCAAGGCTCTTGCTATTCGCCCAATGCAACTAATGGGTGCAGATGCACAGATCGCTACCCAGCGTATGCAGCTATTCAACAAGATCATGAGCAACGGTGCTACAGGTCTTATCAACTGGGGTAAGAATACACAGTGGGCTGGTCGTCAGCTTATGGTGGGATTCACCGTACCTCTAACAATCTTCGGAACAATGGCAGCCAAGGCTTTCATTGATATCGAAAAGTCCATGGTTGCCTTCAAGCGTGTCTACGGAGACACGATGACTTCTATCGGTGAAACAGACATTGCATACAACGGAGTACGCAAGCTAGCTGATGAGTATACCAAGTACGGAATCAAGATTTCTGACACAATCAACTTGTCAGCAAAGGCCGCAGCAGCAGGTTTTCAGGGGCAGAAGCTAACTGCTCAGACAGTTCAGGCAACACGTCTTGCTACCCTTGGTCAGATTGACAGCAACCAAGCACTTGATACAACGATCAGCTTGCAGTCCGCATTCAACATTTCCTCTAAGGACTTGGGTAGCACCATTGACTTCCTTAACGCCGTTGAAAACCAGACGGTAACATCGCTGGACGACATTACGACAGCAATCCCTAAGGTAGCTCCCGTAATCAAGGGTCTTGGTGGTGACGTTAAGGACTTGGCAGTATTCATGACTGCAATGCGTGAAGGTGGAGTTTCCGCATCACAGGGAGCAAACGCCCTTAAGTCCAGCCTTGCATCATTGATTGCACCAACACAGAAGGCAAAGGACGAAGCCAAGTCATTCGGTATCAACCTTGAGTCCATCGCCAAGAACAACGAGGGCGACCTTATGGGGATGGTCACATCGTTCGGTGACGCCCTAAAGAAGCTTTCTGAGTCTGACCAGCAGCAGGTACTTGTCAAGGTATTCGGTAAGTTCCAGTTCGCACGTATGGGTGCAATGTTCAAGAACCTCAGCCGTGATGGTTCACAGGCATCAAAGGTTATGGACCTTGTTGGAGCTTCAACATCTAGCCTTGCCAAGCTTTCCGAATCAGAACTTTCCAAGGTAGAGAATGCAATCAACGTAAAGTTCACCGGTAGCCTTGAAAGACTCAAGGGAGCAATCGCTCCTATTGGTGAGCAGTTCCTAAAGATTGCTACACCTATTCTTGACTTCGCTACCAACGTAGCAAACGGATTCAACAACCTCAATCCAGTCCTTCAAGGATTCATCACTGCCATTGTTACCGGTGTTGGAGTCATCATGCCAGCAGTCACAATGACTGTTGGTTTGTTCGCCAACATGTTCGGTAACATCATGAAGTTCGGTATCAACATTGGCAACATGTTCGCACGCTTCCGTAAGGGTGGCGAAGACACAATGTACTTGGCTGAGGCAGAGCTTGATACCGCCGCAGCAGCAGCCAGCCTTGAAGGAAAGGTCACTGGTCTCACAGGAGCACTTGCCGTACAGCGTGCAGAAGTCAACATGCTTGCTGGTGCCTACAAGAATATGCTATTGGCAGCATCGTCAGCTATTCAGCAAAACCCAGCAGGATTCCGTATTGGTAAGATCAAGGGATTCGCTAAGGGCCGTGTCGGCATGGTTGGTGGCACAGGAAATAGGGACTCTGAACTTGCAGCACTAATGCCCGGTGAGTCTGTTGTAACCAAGAGCGGTACACAGGGAAATCAGGGAGTCCTCAGGGCAATCAATGCTGGTGCAAAGATTCGTGGATTCGCTGATGGTGTTGTGGGAATCAATGGACAGAGAGACACTGACAGAGTTGTCATGCCTTCCAACGTTCACGCAAAGTCTGAGGCCAGCATCACAAAGTTGTTCGCTGCCATTGAGAAGGCCGGTTCCGCAGCTATTGAAGAGGCAAACAAGGCTGTCGCTGAACTATCCGCTAAGGGTAAGGTCAGCACAGCAAAGGTTGTTGCCGCACTTAATCAGTCAGCTAATCAGCAGGTTAGGGATATTGCCAAGGCACAGCTTGACGGAACACGCTACAAGGCTCCCGAGAACTATAGACTTCGCGCAGCAAACTTTGCAAAGACTGAGGATGGTGCTCGTCTACAGCAGCAGAAGGTAGCCATTGAAGCTGAAATGGCTAAGAACTGGAAGAACGTTTCAGCCGCACAGATGGGCGGTATGACAAACGTTCAGTCTGCCCACCTAACAAAGCAGACAAATGCTGCCGGGCAAAAGATGTGGCAGGCAGGAAACCTTACCCCAGATAACGGTGCAATCAACCAGTACCTTAACAGGGTTGAGCAGATTGCTCAGGAAATTCCTCGTGACTCCAAGCTTATGCTTGAAATGTCTAAGCTTGCAGGACTAAGCCTAGAAGACTTCGTTGCTGAGATGGACAACTTCGAAAAGGGTTGGCACCCAGCAACACAGAAGGCTATTCAGGCAATGAATGGTATTGCCACCCTTGACGAAGAGCTTTCACTTAAGCTTGGCGGGGTAGGAAAGACTGCTCTAGGAACAAACGCTAGCAGTGGATATCTTGCCGCAGGAACTAGGGTAGCTACACAGACAAGTCTTAATACTGGTAATGTCGATGCGTTCTACGCAAAGGGCAAGGCAGCATACAATGGACTTTCTCCAATGGCTACAGGAGCAGCAGTAGAAGTTACCAAGCTTGCAGAAGCCGCAGGAAAGAAGCTTGTTGAGGCAGCTACCGCTGGTCTAGCCGCTGGCATGGCACAAGCTGGTGCAACAGTAGGCAAGGCAGCAGAAGTTCTGGGAGTTCATTCCCCAGCAAAGGCAGTTACCAACCTTAGTGATGGTGTCCTTGGTGGAGCAGTAATTGCATCAGGTCAGCTTAGCGAAGCAACGAAGATTCTTACTAGTGCAGTTAAGCGTACTGGCACAGTCGGAAGTCTTCGTGAAGGCCCAGTTGTAGCTGCGGGTAGCGGAGGAATTAGTCAGGGTAAGTTCCAAGGAATTATGTCCTCTGTCAGTGCTCTATCTATGGCATTGAGCTTTGTTCCCGGTCAGGTTGGTGAGTTCTCTCAGAACCTTATGATGGCATCCATGGGACTTCAAGCATTCAGTGGTGTGGGTGCGCTACTTAAGGGAACAAGAATTGCAGCAGCATTCACTCCTCTTCTTAGTGCTGGACCACTTGCCGCTGGTGCATTGGGTGCACTTGTTTCCCCAGCAGGACTTGTCATTGCTGGACTTGCCGCTGTGGCTGGTGTTGCTTGGTTGGTCTACGATGCTTACCAGCGTCAGCAGAAGCATATCAAGGAATTGGGAGAAGCCGCTAAGTTCTCTGCCGATGCAATTCAGGGAATGGGTGCAGCGCTAAACTTCACTCCACGCACAAGTGGTTTTGGTGTAAAGGCATCTGACACTTCTGTCGAGGGTAGAACTCAGGCAGCTACTGCTCAGTCCTACATCAAGGATAACCCAGATACCTTCAAGACTCAGATCGACGTAGCAAAGAATGCTTCCAAGGCTGAGGCATCCACACTGTTCAACTCTATGTTCATGGACCTTATGGCTCAGGGAGCACCAGTCAAGGTTGCCAATAGCATCATCGAGCAGATTTCTACTCTAGCAGGTAAGCACGAAATCTTCGTAGACGTTGCAGCTAGGGTAACTAAGCTTGTCGGCAAGGACGGCAAGGTTGACTTCAAGCAAATGTCAAAGGACTTGGGTACAAAGCTTAGTAGCGACCTTAACTCAGCAAGCACTAAGGGATTGGCTGATCAGGGAGAAAAGCTCAAGAAGCTTAATGCTGCCAAGGCTGAATCTACTAGGTTGTCTGAGCTTTCTGCCAAGGCACAGAAGAAGTATGACGAGGTACTAAAGGACCAGAGCGTTGACGAGAAGGACGTTACCAAGGCACAGAAGGCCCGTGACGATGCACTCTCCAAGGCTAACGACGCAACCTACGCAGCTTCTATTGCACAGAATGAACTTTCTGACGCTACCGGTGCAACAAAGGATGACACCGATAAGTACGCACGAACTGTTGCAGCTTCGTCAGCATCCATTACTTCATACATGCAACTTGTGTCAGCAGAATATGCATCAGGAAAGATCACCGCTGACGAATACAAGAAGTCCATGGACCTACTTGCACCAGCTATTGACAAGATGGGTGCAGCCGGTCAAGAGACTCTTCGTGGAGCAATGACCCCAATGCTTACAGCATTCCCTGCACTTAATGATCAGGCAGCTACATTTGCCAACGGTATCACTGACAGCAAGGATATGCTTAACCTTTTGCGTGTTGCAGGTTCTGGTGACCAAGGACTTATCGATGGAGTCAATGCACAGCTAGCGGGTGTTGCTGCGGCAGTCAAGGATGGAAACATGCTTCTTGCTCCACAGACAGCAGAGTACCAGCGTCTTATGGCTACCCTTAGCATGGGTCCAGCAGTTATCCCAGACAACCCTAACGCATCAAAGATTTCAGCACTTGAGGCTCAGCTAACAGCAGCACAGGGGCAGAAGCCAGCCGGTGCACCAAAGAAGTCTTCTAGCGGTGGTGGCGGTGGTGCTCCTAAGCAGTCCAAGTATGATAAGAAGTCCGACAAGATTGCAAAGGCGAATGCACGTCTAGACTTGGCAGAGGTTAAGATTGACAAGACCGAAGACAAGAAGATTCAGAATGCTTTGACAAAGCGCTTCGGTTCCATGACATTCGAAATTAGTGGTCTAAAGATCACGATGAAGAATGCTGCCGATGTTGAGTACGCAATGCAGCAGATCGATGAGACTATTGAAGATATCAACCGCAACCAGATTGATCCTCTTAACGATAAGCTTGACGACCTCAATGATAAGCAAGACGAAATCAATCGTAAGGCTGAGCTTTACCAGCAGGAAATTGACAAGGTAAATGAGGCATTCGACAAGCAGCTTAAGCCAATTGAGGCTTCCAATGCTGCCTTGCAGGATCAGTCTGACACACTTGAGGCTCAGCGTGACTCTGCTCTAAACGGGGTAGAGCTACAGATCACAGCCCTAGAGAACCAGATTGCCATTGCTGACTTTGCTGCACAGCAGCAGATTTCCATGATGGATACTCAGATTGAGAAGAACACAGCGTCCAAGGATTTGATTGACCTACAGGTTCAGGCAATCGATGACCAGATCGCAGCATTGCAGGAAGTGCAAGACCTTAACGATATTATTGCTGACCAGCAGCGTGCACAGCTAGACCTTGCATCTGCACTATCAACAGGTGACGCAGGAGCCGCAGCATCAGCTATGATGGGTGCTCAGTCCACATCTGCTAGCAGCAGCAGCAAGCTACAGACAAAGGGTCTAGAGGCTTCCAAGTCTCCACTTGAGGGACAGTCCAAGACTCTTGACGATCAGAACTCATTGCTTGAGAAGCGTAAGGACGCAATCCAGAAGGGTGTTGACGCTCTCAACAGGCAGCTTGATTCTCTCAACCAGCAGAAGACTCTTATTGAGAACAGCTACAAGGTTGAGCTACAGGCAATCTCAGATATCATCGCAAAGAATGCTGAGCACATTCGCCAGCTTGAAGTTCAGCGTGATGTACAGGTTTCCACTTGGCAGAAGCTTATTGATGACTTTGCCCCAGCATTGCGTGACCTTACCAATGAAATCTGGGGATACGAGAAGAAGATCAAGGACATTCAGGACCAGAAGATCAAGCCTCTTGAAAAGCAGAAGGCATTGCTTGAGGATATCCTCGGTGACGTTAAGGACCAGATTTCTCGTGAGAAGGCTATCATCGATGCCAAGCGTAAGCAGCTTGACTACGACAGCAAGGTCAATAATGCCATGAAGACATTGAAGGGTACAACATCTTCTGTTGGTTCTGCCGCAAAGACAGCGGCAGCAGGAATGTACTCTGCTTGGAAGGGCAACATTGACAAGATCAAGGGCGAGCTTAACAGGCTTAAGGCTATGTTCAAGATCAAGTACACCTTCGTTAACAACAAGACTGGACGTGAAGTTGACTATACGGGTAACCCACCAAAGTCTTACTTCGACACAAAGAACTGGTTCCTTAAGAACGCAGTCTTCCAGCACGCAGCACGAGGAGGAATCCTTCCCGGCTTCCGTGGAGTAGCAATGGGGGACAATGTTCCAACGATGCTCCGTTCTGGTGAGGGCGTAACTGTTTCTGAGGCTTTGACGAACAAGTACGAATCAAAGCGCTTGCTTGCATTGAACAAGGCAGCTTTGAGCGGAAACATGGCTGGGTTCTACGACAAGTATTCAATGCCTTCATTCAGCATTCCAAATGATGCTTCAAGTATCAAGCCAGTATCTTCGGACAATAGCTCCACAGTGTATAATGAGTACAGAGTAGAAGTTCACGCAAGCAGCCCATCTTCTGCCGACGATATTGCAAATACCGTTATCACAAAGATCAAGGGTATGCAACAAGGACAATTAAGGAGTTACTGATCAATGTTCGTTCTGGATAACCATAGAACGTTCAGTCGCCCACAGGCATTAGTCTTTTCCGACAGGAAGTTTTCCTATTCAGAATCGAACCAGCAGTATTTGGCACCGACTGACCTAGACGAAAGCAAAGACGAGGCTATCGTCCTTCCCGACCATTCCCGTGCGCCCATCAGTCTTGGAAGAAACCGTATCGAATCTCGAAACAGAATGATCAACGGTAGGTCACGTTCCTACTGGACAGCAGATAAGCTTACCCTCTCTACCTCTTGGGAGAACTTGCCTTCAAGGCTTGCTTCGGGCGGTATGGATTGGATAGACGGTATGCAGATTCCAGTAGGAACAATGTACCTTGCAGACAATGCCGCCCCTGCTATACTTATAAGCCAGTGGTATGAAAATCATCCTGAGCCATTCTACGTGTATATGTCGTACGATGACGCATACCGAGGATCAGTTTTGCCAGCAACGCCACTCAACAGATACGTGAGGGAAGTCAAGATGTATTTCACCAGCTTTAGCATGACGCTAAACAAGCGTGGAGCATATGACTTCTGGAACGTCGATATGGCGTTGGAGGAAGTTTAGTGTTTAAGTCTGACGAACTAAAGAAGCATTTCGATACCGCAGACGTTATCAGGTCTACTCCCAAGGTAGTTGGAGAAATCAACCTGAACGATCTTGAGCGCATCAAGGATATCGGTAACTACACCAACAGTCAGACAAGCGCAGCTTCCTCAGTTTACCCAGCACCTGATAGCATGATGCGAGCTACAGTGTCCTACGACATTTCAACGCTAGCTCCAAGGGCAGATGCAGACTCAGCAGCGCAGATCGAGTTCCACAACACCGATGACAACTTGGCTCGTCTTTACCCATTGCAGGATTGCTTTGGTGCAAATCGTCCAAGGTCCGGTATCAATAAGGCAATGTACTTCCCCGGTAGGAAGTATGACGATATCCCAAGTGCACGCCGTCCACGTTACTACGTATCATCCCCAAAGGACAAGTTCAAGTATTGGACAAGCTTCCGCATGGAAGGAACCGTCCAGAAGGGTATCTCCAATTCCAACAAGACTATTGAGGATGCTGCCCCATTCGTTGCTTATAATGCAACACTCCCCGCTAACCGTATCGTTGTCAAGATGCAGACACATGTGGGAGATGACAACAGGTCAACCAATACGTTCACTGACCCATTCTTCGGTGCTACCAATATGCGTACTCCTAAGGCTTGGTCTGTCCAAGTTTTGAAGGGCGGCATGTGGAAGACAGCTTATGACTTCATTGGCAATGTTCCCGTAGATGGTTATGTAGAACTTGGTTATGGCATCAAGCTACCCGCAGCTTACGCACAAGACTTTGAATTGATGGGTCAGGTTGACGCAGTTGAAATGCTCCCAGAAGCCTCAAGCCAAGACTTCGGTGACGCATTCCTTATTCCAAGCGGTACAACTGTGGGAAGCATTTGGGTTATCAATTCTGCGGGGGTATGGGAAACCTTCACCCTTGAATATGGTTGGTCCCCAGTAAATGCTAGCCACCTTATCAAGACACTCATGGACCCACCAAGCTACCTAGAGATTGGTAATCGCAAGTACCGTGAGTTCGACACTATTGATGGATTGCGTATTGTCGTCAGCACGATGAACCTCAAGGACACACCATTCGAACTTATCGAACTTAGCCCAAGGCTTACATTCGACTTGACAGATCGCGCACAAAGTTTCAGCATCACAAAGACAATGGGAGACCTTGGTAACTCAAGCCTTCCTGTTGGTAGCCTTGTTGCCGGTACTGGAAACATCACGTTGAGCGACAATGACTTTGCCCTCAACGACAACTTTGCACTTAATCTTGCAACTGGCGACGGTAGCGTTATCGCAGGTTACGTTCAGTCAGAAACTAAGTTCAGTTTTTCCGAAACTATCTATAATGTGAACGGCAAGAAGTACACCGTACCACTAAAGGTATTGTCGTCAGAAGCATCCCCACGTATCAACAATTCACCAGACGCAGTAAGCCTAGAGCTTCGTGATGACTTTGCCATGTTCGAAAAGTTCAAGGCTCCACAGATCATGCTAAAGGATGTTAGCCTCAGCCGTATCATCATGGTATTACTGGACAACATTGGCTTCGGCAACTATGCATTCCTTCGTAGCCCAGATGCTACTGAGCCTGTAATTCCCTACTTCTTTGTGACACCAGACACAAGCGTTGCAGACGTTCTTTCCAGCTTGAGTCAGGCAACCCAGTCAGCAATGTACTTCGATGAGTTCAACAACTTCATTGTATCCATGCGCGAGTACGCATTGCCAGACACATTGTCAAGGGACACAGATTTCATGCTCAGGGGAAATGACTCTGTAGATGGAATTGCAAACATCCAGCAGATTTCTTCTGCATCCAAGGACGTATTCAATGCTGGCGATATCACATTCACCAAGCGTTACATTCAGCGTGCATCAAGACTTAGCCAATCCTTGTATCAGGATAGCGAAAAGACTTGGTACTACGCTCCCATAATGGTCTGGGAAGTTGCAGGAAAGGAAAACACAAAGGGACAGAATGGTTCTGTAGCTGAGCAGTCAGCATTTGCCCTCAGTGCATTCCCATTGTCAACAGACTTGTCCGCAGACCTACCAAGTGTGCAGGGTGGGGTAATCTTCAACAACACAATCAATGTTGGGGATTCAATCAACTACTACTCTGGATATAACGGTTACCTTTGGGCAAATGGAGAAGTCATCAAGTACGATGCTGTACAGTTCTCCATTACGGCACAAAACAATCAGGGTGTACGTAGCCAGAAGCTCGCATGGATTCACAACGCAGATGAGTACCAAGACTACTTCTTGAGCTTGCCATTCAACGGTAGGATTTTTCCAACAGGACTTATTCGCATCTACTCAAGCCCAGACTTCATTTCAGGAACCAACGGTGCGCAACTCGTGCCCGGTATCATCGAAGACAATGGCCGTGGGCAGTTCAATACAGATGTTAAGGAGCACCTTGCAGGGCTAGGATCAGACTGGAACACCAACCGTACAGGAATGTACCAGAACTCTGACTATCTGTTTACACTAGCATCCACTGTCCAGTACCCAGACAGCCTTACAACTGACGTTGCGGGTGGTCTAGGATTCGGTGGTTCAGCTACGCTCAAGACGCAGCAGGGATCAATCATCACAAGCGAAATCAACAATCCTCTCGCAATGGTTCCAGACACGGGCAAGATTGACAGGATGCAATCCTCAGCACTTGTGTTCTCAGGAACCAAGGAAGGTAAGGATCACGTTTCCTACACCTACAGGGATATGTCACAGGACAACAAGAAGTACAACGCATTCGGTACACGTATGCGCGTCATTGGAGAAGTCCTTTCTACAGGAGACCAGCAGCCAGTAGGAGCAGAATCCCTTGCTCGTCCATTTACGAAGACACCTTTGAGCGACCTAGCTATTTCCGGTGGTGGTGGAGGTATTGGAATCCTTGTTGACCCAAGCACCAACCATGGATACTTCATGGAACTCCAAGCGCTAACAACTGCCTCTGGGGACTATACACTTGAATCTATCCCAAATGAGGCTGACCTAGGAAAGATGGTTGGAGCAACAGTCGTTAACGATACCGTTACTCTTACCTTGGCAAATGCATCAACTGTTCTTGCTGTGGGAGACAGCATCACTGTTTCTGGATTCCCAATCGACAATGTTGACATTAACGGATCATTCGTAGTCACTGCCCTTGCAGGAATCTACGTATCCTACGAATTGCCAGTCGTCCCATTCATCTTCTCAACGCCTTTCGATGTGAGCCAGACAATCACAAAGACGAGCGGTACAGGAAGCAACCTTACTTCTGCACAGATCAAGTCTATCTCTGTAGACGATAAGGGAGAAGCCCTAGTATCAACAACGGTAAGCGCAGGATATTCTGTGGGAACTGTTATCACATTGAATAACTTCGAAACAAGTTCCTCCGTTCCAGATATCAATGGAGCCGTTACCGTAACTTGGATCGGCAACTACGAATTCAAGTTCAATATCCTCAAGCGTAATGCAACATTCACCAACGAACTTGCGGGTGCAGGATTCAGCTACTCAGGAATGTCCTACGTAGAATCTGAAATCGACACGATTGCAGTAACCACAGAAGATATTTCCTTTGCGCTTACTCCAAACCCAGCTACCAAGGTCATGCCTTCGTTGCCAGCAAGCCTTGCAGGAACATCATTGCAGGTAAACCGTGCCAACGAATACGTCAACCCAAGGTTCAATCACGTTGATGCAACTGCAATCCTTGCTACAAACCTTGCTCAAAGCCCTCAGACAGCAGATCACTCTTACGGAATCCTCGGAAGATGGAAGCCAAGCCTTTACTCGACAAGCAAGAAGCACGCAGGAAAGCTTGTGAGCAAGGGACAGGTGTGGTCAACAACAGGTTGACCAGCAGATTCCCCATCAAACGTAAAGCTTGCATATAGCTCTGGGTCAAAGTCTTGGTCAAGGCGTGGATTCCTCATTGCAGGAAATCCAGACAGGTCAGGTAGCGCACCAAGCTCAGGAGAAGACTTCACTTCTGCTCTACCAATCACCGGTAGTACAAGGGTCGCTGTAGGAATCTGGGTAAAGTCCAACAAGAAGACTTCCGTACAGATTTACGGTAGGGCATCTACCTCTTGGAGCACAGAAAGAAAGATCGGAGCCAAGACAGAACTTCCTGCAAACACTTGGGTACGAGTTTTCGGCATCCTTGACATTAACTTCGTTGGCACAATACACATGAGTGTAAGGTTTGCCAGCAGCAAGTCCGCAATTTCTTACTACGGTACTGGCCTTACTATTCAGAGCACAGCCGTTGGTGCCATTACTCCAAGCTATTACTTCGGGGGCAACCAATACTACAACCCAATGACACGAGTATCAACAGTAGGAAAGATCATTGCACAGCAGTCCTCTACGCTTGCCACAGATACTGATGGAAAGTCCTTGGAGCTTTGGCGCTTGGGTGATGGTGATGCTTATGGTCAGGCATACATCGGAAACATGCCAGCAGGAGAGTACGCAGTTTCAATCGATATTTCTGCAACCACAGAAAAGCTTATCGTTACTCGTGGCTTTGAGGTTGTTTCGGGAGCACAGGTTCAGCCAGTATTCGCAGAAGCCCCAGCAGAAGGTGAAGCGGTAGGAACAAGGTCAGCAGGAAACCAGTGGCAGTTGGTAACAATCGCTGGTGGAGAAACATACCTAAGGCTTCCTGTTCAGGCAGCAGTATTCTCATCCGTGTTCTACGACAACCTACTTTTCGAGAAGGTTCCCGCAGGAATTTCTGAGTACAACAAGGGTGGACTAACATTCTTCACTGGTGCAGACGATGGTGCCAAGTGGGCAGACGAAACCATTGGTGGACTTGATAACTCCAAGTCAATCATTGAGGGCTACGATGCTGGAATCCCAGTAAACGAAACCATTTCAGGACTTACCTCCAACGGAACTTCTGCCACATTTACTACCTCAGCAGTGAGTGACGCAGCGGTAGGAAACTTCGTCATCGTTTCAGGCGTAGTCAACATGGAAGGTCCATACCAAGTAACAGCCATTAACACAGGAGCAAGGACAGTAACTGTCGCAACAACCAATGTTGCTGGTAGCTGGACAGCAGGTTCAGCAGCACTTGTCGCTGTAAAGCAGGCAACCATTAACCTTCCAAGCAAGGGTATTTCGGGAAGCAAGTTCCCTATTGTTGCAGAGAACCAAATGTTCACTGTGATGAATACCTCAGTTCCAGAATACATTTTGGAGAACCCATTCAGGGGTGCAGCAATTGTTAAGACTTGGGAAGAAACCCCCAAGCTATTCAACGCATTCTTCTACAAGACAGTGACAGATGATCGTGGTGCAACAATCACGGCAGTCAATGGAACAACCGTAACAGCCAAGGGTAATACCTTGAAGATGCACGATACAGTAGTTTTGTCAGGACCGGGAGCACCAACAACACAGTTCACCGTCATGAACCTTATGGGTGACGACATTATCTTGAATGTAGCACCGGGAGCAATGACGGGTAAGTGGATTGGACTAGTTGTACCACTAGTCACACCATTCCGTTTGTGGGCTGGACTTACTTCTGTGATTGTCGATTCTGGACAGTTCACAGGTATGCAGCGCAATATTGCTCAGGCAGACAATACGGTCTATGACCTTTGCGTTGAATACTCAGGTTCCGACACAACCGCTTACACCTTCAACTTGTACTTGAATGACAACCTTATTGCTGTTGTTGAAGACCCAAACCCTTCCCCAGAGTCAACGTGCACCGCACTGTTCGTTCGTGGTGGAGCGAAGATTATGTTTGAGCACATGTACGCAATCGGAAACAAGGCAGGCGTACAGCGCCCAGCAGGTTCACTTGCAGAAATCACCAACAACTCTTCACGCTTTGACGCGGTACGCAAGAGCGGTACTCCTGCAATCATGCGTAGCAGCTACTTCAATGGTGTTGGAGAAGGATCATCCAAGTACAACATGTTCTACGATGAGTTCGGAACAATCATGCGTGAAGCTGCATTCATGAATGTAACATATGACAAGGCTTACCCAGCAATGACAGCACAGATTGCACCAGCACCAGCAGGATTCCGTGGATTCGAAGTTTCAGGATTCCAGTCAACTGCATATGGCGCAGAGTTCATGGTGTTCAACTGCACGGATAACATCTTGGCATTGTCTGAGGATACAGGCAACTACCTTCGTATCCTTGGAATCACATTCACACAGGACTCCACAAAGGTCTTGTCCGTTGATGACCTTTTGGGTAGGGACTCAAAGATGGCAACGGCAGATGATTTGGGGGCAGTCGCAAAGGAACTAAACCTTTACAACCGTATCCGTGCACACAGAATGAAGTACGGTGAAAAGAAGTTTTCATTGCAGACAGACTACATTCAATCTACAGGGGCAGCAGAGAACCTATTGCACTGGATCGTAGAAAAGACTTCTCGTGAGCGCAAGAACATCGGTGCAGCCATCTTCCCAATCCCAACCTTGCAGCTTGGTGACTTGGTGACATTTGATTATGTTCGTGACCAGCACAATGTCATTTCTGACCCAACCAAGAAGTACGTCGTGTATAATGTTACGTATGATAAGAACGCAGATGGAACAGCGATGACCGTATACGCAACGGAGGTATGATGGTTACAGCAACACCAACATACTTCATGTTCGATGCCAAGCGCATAGGGAACAAGCTATCTGTGAAGCTCCCTATCTATACCACCCCAATTGATTCTGTGGCACTTGATGATGGTACCAATAGTATCCTCCCACTTTTCGAAGTGATCGGGGCTGGGGAGCTTGCCAGTATTGCTAGACACGATCAGGTCGGTGGAGTAAACCTTGCCTACCAGATCACAGGACAAGATGATGATCTTACAAAGAAGCTGACAGCGAAGTTGCTCGCCACAGGAGCAGGAGACATTGTAGCTACAGCACCTGATACTATTGACATATCGAAGTACATCTCTCCTACCGACTTGACAGATGACACTTTGCCGGGTATACTGATCGATGAAGAAGGAGATTTAGTGATAAGTTTGTTGATGTTGGGGGAGGATGAGATTGTAGAAATACAAACACTCTCTGGGGGAAAGATGATTGATATCGTTTACGGTTTGGAGGAAGAGGGATGATTACCGGAGTTGGTAAGGATATTATCTCTAGATACCTTCTAGGACACACATCGTCATACGCCACACACATTGGCATTGGTTGCGGAGCAGCACCCTATCTTGGTTTCCGATGGTTCTTTACATCTTTCAATGTTGTAGGGACACTTGCGACGGTAACAGCAACAGGACACCCATTCAAGTCTGACCAGACAGTTAAGCTTGTCCAGTATTCACCAACAACTCCTAGCATTGCTGGCGAGTATACAATCACGGTCACAGGACCAAACACTTTCACATTCTTCTCTTCCTTGGGAGCTACAGCAGAAACAGCAGTTTCAGGAACAGCCACCCAAGTTGTAGGAGACATTTATTCTGACAGTCCTGCTATGGCATTCGAAACAAGAAGACTACCAATCTTGTCAAAGGGATATGTTAACGACAATCCAACACAGCTAGTCTTCACAGCAGAGCTACCAACCGATGTTCGTCAGGTAATTACCGAGGCATCGCTGTGGACAGCCCTTGATGATCCCAACGTTATGGGAAGCCCATCAAGGATGCTCTTCACCATGGACCCTGTTGAGGGATGGTCTGCCCATAGTCCTAATGGACTGTTTGAGGTTCCCAAGATTTCTGCCATCTCCATCGGTACCCTAGACATTGATAATGCAACGACAGGAGAAATCTTCGCTACCGATTCTGACAACGTTGTATTTGAATCTCTGCCACGCGCACGCTTGTATGAAGGTGGTAGGGTAGGTAACACCGTGATCGGGCTTCGTGGAGATAGTGCAACGATTCTACCAGCCGGTAGTCAAGGTGTTGTCAGCGCAGGCTCTAGCCACATTCATGTTCCTACACAGTCCATGGATTTCTCTAGTAATAGTACAACGGATGAACTTCGCGTAGCCTTCTTTGTGTCAACAGCTTCTGCAAGCGCACTTGCTACTGCTCCCGGTAAGGCACGAGTAATGGTCGAGTTCCTGTATTCAGAAACAGCAGGAGCGGGAGCAGCCAAGATGTTTATCGAGGTTGACGGATCAGACCTTGTTAATGACAAGTATGTTATTGCCACAAGTCCATTGCACGCCCTGTCTTATACTCCCAACTTCTCATGGTCAGATGTTCGCCTTGTCAGGGTGTCCGTGCACTGCACAGATGCTGTGTCACCAGCAGGACTTCTATCAAAGGATTTCTATGTATTCTTGGACGGTATAAGGTTTGAGAATCTTAGCAGCAACAATCCTCTTTACGGCATGACAGCCTACAGTATTGTCAGGGACAACAGTGTAAGTGTCCCAGCAGCAATCGTAAGCTCTGTCGGAGAACCGGGGTACGTGGAGTTCAGACTTAATCTGGAAGTGCTATAGTGCCAAAGATCACCATTAAGAAGAAGGACTTGCCACCAGCAGATTCCCATGGAGCCACAACAATCAGACTCAGGGTAGTTGCTGACTCACGTAACGCAATGTCCAAGTGGTCTCAGGTATACAGGGTATTCCCACCAATTATTTCACCTGACGATGTTGATGACGCAAACTTCTACGATCAGGGACGAGCTTCCAGTATCAGTGTTGTGTCTACCAAGACTAGTACGGATAAGTGGAAGGTAGCTGTGACGTGGGTTGACAACTATGAACTTCCCCAGTACGATGTATATGTAAGGTGGTACACTACGACTTGGGGAGTCTGGACGTTCGTTGACTCCGTAGCTGCAAGATCGATCACATTCGACTCACCACTGACTTCGGTTCCCACCAAGTTTGAGGTAGCAGTAACAAGATCAACATACACCAAGAGCTACGTGCTTGACGGTGTATCTACTAGAACACCAATCACAATCTTCAACACTGTTGGAGTAGTACACACGCTAGGATAAATATGGCATCTCAAGTTTCAACGATAACACCGGGTACACCACTCTCGTCAGAACTGTTGGCAGAGCACGCGCAGGCAATCAATGCGATGTATGCCGAGGTATATGGACGTACAGCAAGCGTAACCATTGAACGTGACAAGTCCTCATCGAGCGTACGTGTCACTGAGCTACAGGCGTTTGCGAAGAAGGTGGACTTCACAGTATCTAACTTGGCAGCCAATACAGCAGCATCCATTCAAGTATCATTCCCAGCATTCGCTGCACCACCTATTGCAGTAGCAACAAAGGTCATTGGCGCAGAAACAGACAAGGTGGCATTGTCCGCTGACGTTAGCATTATCGCAGTCACCAATCAGTCTGCAAAGATCGCTGTATCATTCCCACAATCAATTGCGGCAGCCGTGAGCTTGTCCGTAAACTTCATTGCTCTAGGCGTAGCACCCGCATTGGCACAGTAATGCCTGACTTTATGTTCAAGAAGCGCAACGTCTGGTTCTTCAAGGGTGACCTTGTTTCAATTGAGCATAATTCAAAGTCACAGGGAATTGTTGCAATAAAGAATTGGACGCAAGACCGCATTATGTATATGGCAACAAGGGACTTTGTGCGTCTGCGCGAACATGCATATACCTATAAAGAAGTGTCCGAATTACTTAATTACGCATCACCAACATTAAAGACAATGATCCTAAAGGGACTAATTCCCGGTCCTATGGGTAGGACAAAGAATGGGGAAATTAAGCAGGGATATCCAGCCTATTTCTCCGAAGAACGCATTTATACAATAAGGGAAGTCCTAGCCGGAAGGCATATTGGACGTGCAAGGAAAGACGGACTAATCACAAACAATCTAATTGTTTCCGAGTCCGAATTGTCTGCAAGAATGAATAAGGCGTACATGGTATATGTAAAGACAAACGATGGTGTATTTATCCCGACATTCCCAGAGACGATTTGACAACCGGTTCCATTCGTAGTATAATGGTAGTGGATTAAAGTCCACTAATCGAAAGGTACACAATGGCAGAAGTATGGTGGGAGACAGGCGCTCTTATTAACATCGGTGATTATAGCAATGTGCATTACACGTTTGGATGCAGGGATGCAATCCGTGACGGAGAGACAAAGGAATCCGCACAGAAGCGAATCATTGACTTTGTTGAAGACACGCTTGAAGCACAGATTCAGGCAAGCAAGGACGAACTCACAGAGTCTGTCCGTGAGATGACAGCGTTGGCTAAGAATGCCCGCTGAGGCAAGGGTCTGCCATGGTGAGAATCCTAGGGTGTTTGAAGCCACAGGACCAACACCAGCAGCAGCCCTCAGAGCGATGGCAGACCTCCTAGAGAACATCGGAGTTGACCACTGGCTCTCCGCTCGTGTAGACTACTACGACAGGAACTTTGAACTTACAATCATAGATTGAGGAAGTAGTGGCAGTAACCAATAAGGAAAAGTATGCAGTCATTTCCAAGTTCGAACAGCTTTGCAAGAAGCACGGACTTGCCAGACAGCCCCTGAACCGCTATGCTGAACAGTGGGCGGCAGATGGATTGATCCAGTCCTACGGCCAAGCTGTAGTAGAAGACGTAATGGCCTACTACTTTAGCATCAACAACAATCCACAATGGAAGACGTTCGCGTACAAGTTTGCGGATTTGTACAAGGCCAAGACTGCCAGAGCAGAAGACGACATTTACCGTGCAAAGCTTAGGGCAAAAATGAAGGAACTACTTGATGAATCTTGAATCCAGAGTCTTGTCGGCGGTACTCAATGACAAGCAGATGCATATTCTTATGCAAGCGAATGTGGATGCGCTCCTAAAGACCCACAACGATATCTGGGCATTCATCCGTGGGTACTATGACCAAACTCAGTCCATCCCACCTTCCAAGATTGTTCTTGAGAAGTTTCCCAGCTTTGAGTTCAGTGAAGATACTGGCGCAACAGCTTACCATTTGGATGAGCTACGTGCAGAATTCTTGAATGATGGTGTACGCAGCGCTTTGCGCAAGGCAGCAGATCAGGTTCAGGACGGCAAGCCAACAGAAGCACTACAGACCATGATGTCTAAGGCATCAGAAATTGAGCGTGCTACGTCTGCCGTCAAGGACTTGGACGCTACTAATATTGACAGTGCACTCGATCACTTCAAGAAGGTACGTGAACTCGACGCAGCAGGCTCCTATGGAATCATGACTGGACTCAAGGGATTCGATATGTGTCTTCCTAGCGGTATTACACCGGGACAGTTCGGCATTCTTCTGGCTTACCCTGAAATTGGTAAGTCATGGATGATGCAATACTTGGCGGTACAGGCATGGAAGAACGGTAAGACTCCTATGATCATTTCCATGGAGATGACAGAATCAGAAGTCCGTAACCGTATCTATACCATTATGGGTGATGGAGTTTGGTCACACCGCAAGCTTTCTGGTGGATTCGTTGACGCAGATGATTTCGAGATGTGGGCAGCCAAGAAGTTCCTAGGCAAGCCACCAATCCATATCATTTCAACAGCGGGTATGGAAGGTGAAGTTCGTCCTTCTACCATTAGTGCCAAGATCGATCAGTACAAGCCAGACATTGTGTTCGTTGACTATGCTCAGCTTATGTCACCTGACGGTAAGAATGACAATGGTGAGACTGGCAAGATGAAGATGCTTTCCACAGACCTCAAGAAGCTTGCTATCCGCAAGAACATTGCAGTCGTGGCTATTAGCTCTGCAACTCCTGATGACGCAACAGATATGCGTACTCCTCCTACCCTTGGTCAGACAGCTTGGTCAAAGCAGTTCGCTTATGACGCAGACTGGTGCTTGTCATTCGGTAGGGCGCAAGGTGACGACGTGATTGAATGCGTCTTCCGTAAGAACCGTAATGGTCCCTCAGGCGACTTCCTCATCAACGTGGACTTCGACAAGGGTATGTTCGTGTACCAGAGTTTCGATGACTGACTATTCTGATGGTCAGGTTGAGAAGGTTCTCGACAGTATTGATGTGCGTATCGGTGGTGAGGCTCCAAATGACGTAATCATCTTTTGTCCTTACCACCACAACGCTAGGACGCCTGCGGCTGAGGTGTCGAAGGACACAGGAGTCTTCTATTGCTTCGCTTGCCAAAAGCACGCAAGTCTGGTAGACTTAGTTAGGTTCACCTCTCACTTGTCGTACTTTGAAGCCTTGAGGCTTATCGACAAGTACAAGGATGAGTCTTCCATCGTAGACTCGATCAATGCCAAGCTTGAAACTCAGCTTGTGTATGAGCGCTACGACTCCGCTGTGATCCGTAAGCTTTACGACGGGCTGACAGCTTCCAACCGTGCACAGGATTATTTGCGCGGTAGAGGTTTGACAGCACAGAGTATGATGGAGTATTATCTAGGGTATAGTGCAAACCTAGATATGGTAACCTTTCCATACTATTCCCCACAAGAAAACTTCATTGTTGGATTTCAGGGACGCAGCATTGATGGTAAGGAATTCAAGAATTCAACTGGAACAAAGAAGTCTCAAACATTGTTCGGAATTCATTTGCACAAATGGGACCGAGAAGTGTTTTGCACAGAGTCACCAATTGACTCAATTCTGTTGCACCAGCATGGAATTCCCGCAGTTTCAACGATGGGTGCAAACCCATCCAAAGTTCAGATATCCCTTCTGACTAGGCTATTCGCAACAGTCTATGTAGTGGCAGACAACGACTCTGTTGGTAAGGCCGCAGCATTCAAGACTTGCGAGAAACTAGAAGGTCGTGGTATAATGGTAGTACCGCCCGACGGAAACAAAGACATTGGCGAAATGCCGTATAATGGAATAGCCGATTGGGCCGTAAAGGAAAAGAACCCACTAGGAAGATTAGGAAAAGAATGGGAATTGTAACAGGAATCAAGGCTATTGCAGCCGCAACGGCTCCCCGTGAGTCAGTAGAATACGAGAAGGCAACGTGGCTTTCCGTAAAGGATGGAGAGACAGTTACTCTCCGTTTCATCAATGAGCTAGATGCCGACTCCCCAAGCTACGACGTTGATCGTGGACTTGCTATTCTTGTCGAAGAGCACCAGCCCCCAACTCAGGATGGTTACAAGCGTCACTCTTTGTGTACTCTTGAAGACCTCGGCAAGTGCTGGGCATGTGAGCAGATGGCAGTTGACAAGAAGTGGCGCTCAAAGCAGAAGTTCTATGTCAACGTTCTAGTTGACGACGGTAAGCAGACTCCATATGCCGCAGTATGGTCAATGGGTACTTACCGCAATCAGAACTTCGAAACCCTTAAGGATCACTTCCTTGAGACCAACTCCATTTCCAACTTGAACTGGAAGTTGAAGCGATCTGGCACCAAGACAGACACCACTTGGCTGTTCGTCCCCAAGGCAATCGACACGAAGCCATTCGTATGGCCTTCCGATGTAAAGCCTTTCGATCTTGTTAAGATCGTTCGTACCGTTCCTTACGCTGAACAGGCTAGGTTCTACGGTTACGAAGGTGCTGTAGATGTTCCCGCTGAGGAACTACAAGGCAACGCAGAAGTTGCTTGGTGACCGACTAACGTGATAGGGTGGGGCTACGGCCCCACCCGTCCGTCTTTCTATAGGAGAATCTTGTTTAATTACGTACCCTTGCACGTCCACTCCCATTTTTCTTTGATGGATGGAGTAGCAACGCCAGATGAATACGTTGCTCGTGCAGTAGACCTTGAAATGCCGGGACTAGCTGTTACCGACCACGGTACACTTACTGGACACCGCAAGTTCTACAAGGCAGCCAAAGCTGCAAATGTCAAGCCAATCTTCGGGATTGAAGCATACTTCACTCCTGACCGTTTCGATAAGAGGGATAAGAAGCTCAGGACTGAGCCACTGGATAAGGTTTACCACCACCTTTTGCTGATTGCAAAGGATGCCGCAGGTTACCAGAACCTCAACAAGATGAACGAGTTGGCTTGGATCGAGGGTATGTATTACAAGCCTCGTATGGACTTCGCTCTCATTGAGGAATACCATGAGGGACTTGTCATCGGTTCAGGATGCATGGGTGGATATCTCTGCCAAGCAATCCAGAATGGTCTTCTTGCTGAGGCAAAGGCTCACGCACTCTACTTCAAGGAATTGATGGGTGACGATTACTACATCGAGGTAATGCCCCACAATGTTCCCGGTATGAACAGGCAGCTTATCGAGCTTGCTGACGCACTGGGCATTCCTACCCTTGTTACTCCTGACTGCCACCACGCGACCAAGGATCAGAAGGTAATCCAAGAGATTATGCTGATCGCCAACACGCACCCAAAGCAGGTCAAGGACACAACATACGACTCTAGCATGGTCCACGAGGATGCAATGGATAGGTTGGATCACCTTTACGATCACGACCGTCAAATGTCCTTTAACGAATTTGATATTCATATGCTGTCCGCAGAGGAAATGTGGGAAGCAATGGGTGAAGATGCTCGCAACGATATGTTCGACAATACCCTTAAGGTCTTCGGCCAGATCGGTGAGTACGAAGTACCATTCGGTCTAGAGCTTTTGCCTGCATCCTATCGTAACCCTGATAAGGTAGTTTATGATCGTGCAGCAGCAGGACTCAAGGCTAAGGGTTTGTGGAACCCAGAATACATCGCACGTCTTGATGAAGAGACTGGCATCATTTCCGCAAAGGGATTCTCTCCCTACTTCCTCGTTGTGTCCAACGTCATTCAATTCTGTCACGATAGCAACATCATGGTGGGACCGGGACGTGGATCAGGCGCGGGTAGCCTAACGGCATACGGAATGGGAATCACCAATGTTGATCCTATCAAGAATGGATTGCTGTTCTTTAGGTTCATCAACCCTGAGCGTAATGACTTCCCTGACTTTGACGTGGACATTGAGAAGAAGCGTCGCCACGAGGTTAAGCAATACCTGCTTGACCAGTACAAGTTCGTGGCTTCTATCATTACGTTCCAAGAATTCTCTGGCAAGAACATTGTCAAGGACGTTTCCCGTGTGTTCGGTATTCCTCTTTCCGAGGTTAACCGTGCAACCAAGCAGATTGAAACATGGGAAGACTTCTGCGCATCTCCCAACACCAAGGAATTCCGTGAGAAGTACCCAGAGGTAGAAACCTATGGTGAACAACTCCGTGGACGTATTCGCGGTACAGGTGTTCACGCATCCGGTATTGTTGCTTCCAAGCTTCCACTGTTCAAGGTGGCACCTATCGAAACACGTAGGATCACCGGCACAAAGGAAGACCTACAGGTTGTAGCAGTCGATATGGATGAAGCAGCAGAAATTGGTCTGATCAAGTTGGACTTCCTAGGTCTTAAGGCATTGTCGGTTTTGCATGACACGCTGGATAAGATTTACGAACGTACCGGTTTGCGCATTGACCTTGACGCTTTGCCATTGAATGATGCTGGCGTCTACCGTATGCTTTCCGATGGACATACCATGGGTGTATTCCAGTGTGAAGCTGCACCTTACACTTCCTTGCTGATGAAGATCGGTATTAGGACATTCGAGGAACTTGCAGCTACAAACGCATTGGTTCGCCCCGGTGCTGCCAACACGATTGGTAAGTCCTACATTGCCAGAATGCATGGCAAGGAAATGGTTGAATATCCTTGTGTCGAGGTTCAGGACTTCCTCAAGGAAACCTACGGTTGTGTGCTCTATCAGGAACAGGTCATGCTTACCTGTACTGCTATCGGCGGTATGACAATGGGTGAGGCAGACAAGGTTCGTAAGATCATTGGTAAGAAGAAGGACGTATCAGAGTTCAAGCCATTCCAAGACAAGTTTGTCAAGAATGCGACTGAATTCGTTGGAGAAGAAACTGCACTGCACCTTTGGCACGACTTTGAGGCGCACGCTGGTTACTCGTTCAACAAGTCCCATGCTTATGCGTATTCATTGATCGGTTATTGGACCGCATGGCTCAAGTTGCATTACCCACTTGAGTTCATGTATGCGGCTCTAGTCAATGAAGGTGACAAGGATGCGCGTACGCAATACCTTATCGAAGCAAAGCGTCTCGGTATCAAGGTCAAGCTGCCACACGTAAATGAGTCTGGCGTTGACTTTACCATCGAAGGTGATGCTATTCGTATCGGCTTGAGTTCAATCAAGTTCCTGTCAGACACTTCTGCTCAGCGCTACATTGATGAGCGTCCATTCAAGTCCTACAAGGAAGTTGAAAAGTTCACCCAGACAAAGGGTAGCGGAGTCAATGTTCGTAGCCTTGGTGCAATGAACTGCATTGGTGCATTGTTGTTCGATGACAACCGCACAACTGTGCAGGCAATCAAGGAAAACCTGTACGAATATCTCAACCTTCCCGAAATGTCAGCAAACGTTCCTGACCATTGGCCTGCTTTTATGTCAACGTCGCAAGACTTTGATGAAACAGGTGCATTCATTATGATGGGAATTGTGACTGACGTTACCAAGAAGCCAACGTGGGGACGTATCACGTTCATGGACAAGCACGGAGCTTGCTCAGTATTCTGTTCACCAGATACCACGATTGAAAAGGGTAAGGCTTACGTCTTCCTTATCGGTAGCAACAGGATCATGGAGTCTGTCAAGTTTGATGAGACAACCCAGTTCAGTGACAATGGGATCATTCGATTCCTTAATAGCACAGACAAGCTGTGCGAAGATGACCAGCTATTCGTGCTGTCATTCCAGTCCAGAAGGACCAAGAAGAACGAGCGCATGGC